GCGAAGTCTCGTTCAAGTCGGCTTGGGTCGTGAAGGTGTTGCTGTTCGTGCCACCCGAAACAAGCGGATGGTCCGTAGCGCAAAGAACCTTACCGTCACCACCGGTGTAACCCGCAGTAAAGGCGTTGTTCAGCACTGCGGCACCCTTAACTTGCTTGGTGTACGCCATAGCGCGAGCCAACGACTTGGTGTAACGAGCCGACAAGCTGTCGTACAAGTTATCCTCAACCGCTTCTTCAGTGATCGAGAAACCCAAGGCGATGGTTTCGTGCTGGTAACGAGCCGTCCAAGCTTCTTGGGCGTTGTCATAGGCAATTGCGTTGCCCTCGTTCTTGACAGGAGCGGCAGAGAAACCGGACAGCTTGGTTTCTTCTTCAAACGAACGCTCGGAAGTCTCTGTTTCGTAGATTTCCTTGTGCTCTTCGCCGTAACGAGCATACTCCAAGCCGAACAATGCGTTCAGGCCGGGGAGAAGCTCTTTCAGTAGTTGTGCGCGTGAAATAGCCATTTAAATATCCCCTTATACGCCAGTCCAGCTACGATATAAATGAACGTTTTGGTTCCAGGTGACCAGAACTTCAACGAACGACCCAGCAGCCGGTGCAGTGTCAGGCACAACGTCGATAATCTTGATAGGAAGAGTCGAAGTTGTTTGCGCTGAGTTCAACACGGCTTGCTGCGAATCACCAGTCACGGTGCTGCCAGTGTTGGCAACCCATGCAATGTTTCCACCCACCAAGTTTGCACGAGTAGCTTGTGCAATAACGGTAGTACCGGAAACAACGGCGACGCGCATTACAACGTCAGGATCATCACAAATATAAGCCATCGTACCGTTGGCGGTATCTGCAGTCTGGCTGATGGTCTGTGGGTAGTACTGTGAGTACGTACGCTGACCCAAGGTATTGATATACGAACATCCCATGAAAACACCAAGGAAGTCGTTACCAGAGGTGGTGCTGGTCGCATTGTTAACGCAGCCGTTCGCGCTCATAACCACTAGGTCACCAAAGTAAATGTTGGTGGCGTGGCCTGATGCGATTGGGATCTGACGGGTTGAACCCGCAAATACCTGACCGCCTAGCAAATTGACCGGACGAAAGCCGTACGGCTTGTCGATAGTCGGATATGCCATTTAAGACTCCTAAAAAAAGTTATTTGGTACCGCGCCCAAATGAAACCGCAGATTTGCGCTCATTGAACAACGGCATCCGTGGATCGTTTGATTTCATAAAACTGTTGTCCACCGCCTCAATTTGAGACTCGGCTTGCCGTCCGTAATAAGTATTACGTTGGCGTACCATTTCAATTGGTGCTTTGCACAACAGTAAACCTCCTACCTCAACATTGTCTTTAAACTTGCTGGTGGGGTCGGAGTAAAGGTGCATCTCTGGATGATCCTCAGACTTGCAAGGAACCCAGCCTTCTCTAAACTTTGCGGAAGTGTTCGTAGGATCAAATTGACCCATGATTGCTGTCCGAATCCACCGAAACGCGTAGCCATCCTTCGGCGCGGGCGTCGGTAGTGTCTGGGGTTGAACCCAAGCTGCTTGGCGCTGCGTAGTTTCTCTACCTTCTAACTCACGAGCGAGACGATTTTCAGCCATTGTTGTTCTCCAATTTTATAACTTCATTCGCATATTGTTCTGGCGTAAGGTTCCACTTCTTAGCCAAAGCCAGTTGAGTTTGCGTCAGTCGCACTTTCTTCGGCGCGGTGCTTCGCGTGGCAGGAGCAACGACATTAGCTGCTTTGCGCGGAGTCGGTTTTTCAACCGGTTCTTCCGTCGTTTGAGTAGTCTCATCCTCGAAATTTTCGGGGAATCGCTTCCTCATTGTTTCATCGACTCGGCGGTAGTAGTCATCACTTGTAGGATCTACACCAGACCGGACTAGCTTTTCATGCAGGCCAAACGCGAGGGCAGTCATCTCCTCATCCGCACCGAACCATGTATTACGTGCTCTCCAAGCCTCTGCTTTCGGATCACGCGGTTGTCGGCGCTGTTGTACCTGATCTGTCGGCTCTTCTACACTACTTTTTGTTTCTTGTAAAGTGGGTGTAAAGCGCTCGTATTCTCTTAATTTCAGCTTGGCATCGGTTAGCTCTTCTTGTGCATCCGCAATAAGCTCCGCATCACCAGACTCGTAGGCTTGCTTTAGCCTTGCCTTAGCAACAGAAATCTCGGTGGTTGCGGACTTGGTAACCTCCTCTTTAAAGAGCTTCTCACCAGCGCCAAGCTTTTGTTTTAATTGCTTATTTTCTTCAAGGTATGCCTGAGCCACACGGAACGCTTCTTCCCTTTCACGGGTAGCAGCCTCCTTAGCACGACGCTCATCGTGCCAGACCTTCTTCATCTGACCTAGGCGCTTCTTAACCTTGTCGGAGTACTCGTCAAGGTCGTCTTTATCTAGTTCCTCGACAATCTCTTTGGGCAGTGGATCTCGCCCTCGATCTTGTGGTGGGGTGTCGTCAACAACCTCTATTTCAACGTCAGTTGACTCATCGGTAGCTTCAATTTTGGTGTTTTCTACTTCGTCAGGAAACTTAAATTCGTCAGCCATGTGTCACTCCTTATGCGTTGGTGATGCCGCGTGGGTCTTCCACAACAGCTTCAACGGTGTCGTCGTTAATAATGCGGAACTCTCTGCCATGAATCTTGAACCGCGTACCTGCGTACGCACGAGTCATCACAAAGTCACCCTTTTTGCACCAAGGACCAGTTGGGAAACGTTCTTTATCGCTGTAAGCCATTTCGCCCAACTCAACAACAAATAACACCTTGGTGGTGAGTTCTTCAGTCAAGATTGTCGATTCTGCTTTGATAATCCCGCTGTCGTACTCGTCTTCAATTGCTGGAACCATGCACAAAATCCGGTAGCCTTTTGGGGCTGGGATCTGTTTAGCTTTTGCTTCTGCTTCTACTTGTGTTGCCTCAACGTCAATACTACTCATCGTCGTCTTCCTCTAGTTGCTTTGCAAGGTCTGTTATGAGTTCCTTTGCGTAGGCAAGACCCTGAATAACTCCGCAAAGTTTTTGATACTCAGAATAATCCTCAACTGTTCCTTTGGATAAAAACTGAGCAATTTCTGCGCGACGTTCATCAATTTTTGAGTTGATGTAGTCAACGGATTGTTGGTTTATCACTGGGGTTTAGCTCCTTTGGGTTGTGGTTTGTTCATCTGCGCCTTGTGTTTAGCGATATCGATACCCATGCGGACACCTTCTTTGTGATCATCACGTCTTGCGGTGTCTTTATCTTTTGCGATTTGCGCTCCAACTTTCGTCGCCTCAAGTTGCATACGCTCGTTAATTTCTTGCTCTTTGAGGCGTAGCTCGTCTGCCTTAGCAGAAGCATCCATAATATCTTTCTGCGCCTTACGCTTAACTTCAGCTTGGCGAATCTGCAGCTCTTGCATCTGCATCTGAACCAGCGGATCTTGAGCTTGTTGTGCGGCTTGCATTGCTTGCGCTTCAGCAGTGTCTTTCTGAAGCAGTTTTGCAGCAGCTTGCGCTGCGAGTTGTGAGAGTTGCACCTCGATCTCTGGGGGCAAGGTGTGGTCTTCTGTATCTGTTGACATCGGAGGTAGCGACGCACCGAGCATCTTCTCGATCTCTTTGCGGTACTGGAACGCTACGTGCTCCATCACGTGTGCCATTGCAGCAGCTTGGATTGCTTGTGCTTGTGGGTTCTGACCCATGATTGCCGCAATCTTCGGGTCTTTCATCGCAGCCATATGCACTTGTAAATGCGCCTCGTGATCTTGGTAGATGAAGGCTTTAACAGGCTTGGATTTCAGGATGTTCATGTTCTCCGTTACTGGATCAACCGGCTTCATGTCTTCTTCAACCGGCACAATCTTGTCTGCATTCTTCACGCCCAACGTCTCAATCATCTGACGATGTAAATACGGTAAATCGTAAATCTGTGGGGCTGTCGCCGCCAACTGAAGCACTGCTTGGAACTGCACCACGCGTTGCGACATGGTGCTTGCGTTTGGATCACTTACAGGTAGTATGTCGGCGTGATCGTAGTCGGATTGCTTGGCCTTCCTATTGCCAATTTCTGGCTCATAGTTGTATTCAGGCGGTGTGTTGTCACGAATAATGCCCGCTAATAAACGGAACTCTTGCTTCATCGCGTAGTAGACACGCGCTTGAACCGCACTCATCACCTTCAGCATCCGCTCTAGCACGGCTAGCGTTGTGCCCACAGGCGAGTTAGCGCTCATGTCGCTAATCTTTAGATCAGACACCGCAGCAAAGCGACGACCGTCTTCGATCACCTGATTCATCAACGCCATCAATACTTGGCTTGGCTCTTTGTATGGCAGCGGCAAGATGTTGTCGCGGATCGCACCCGACGGCAAGTCCACATCACGGAACTCACCCGGCGATACCGGCGTGTCATCGCCCTTAATACGAAGCCCACGCGCCTTCAAGCCACCCGGCAAGTTAGACAGGGTTCCTGCGTCGATCAACTGACGCATGATGGACGTACCCGCTTTAGCGTGACCACCAATTAAATGAATCAGACCAAAGTAGTAAAAGCCAAAACCGGGGATGTATCCATAATGCACAAAGTGCTGGCGCCGCTCTTTTAACGGATCGCTTTCTAGCCAGTTGCGACGGATCGCAAGGACTTTAGACGTGCCTTTTTCAATCGTCACTACATACGGCAACGCAATCCCTGTGGGTTCACCGTTTTTATCTTTGTCTTCGTAACCTTCAAGATCAAGGTTGACGTGCATCTCAAGCAGCTGGAAACGGTTGTCAGCGTTTGCAGTAAACCCAGTCTCAAGTGCTTTTTGTTTCTCAACCTCATCAAGCACGTTCATCGGCTCGCCAAGGTCTACATCACAGTAGAACCCAGCCACTTGCAGTTTGCGTAGCTCGTTCTTCGTCTTACGCATGCGGTGCGTAATACGCTCAGCATTTTCTAAATTCATCGCGCCGTAAGGCACAACGATATCTTCAGACGATATGAACGCTGCAACCTGACGATCTAGGCTTGGGTCAAAATAAACTTTCTTGAACGCATTACCTGACAGACACAAGCTAATCAACATGCGCTCATGCTCAGGGCGGTACTCTTTCATCACCTCGGTTAACTGATAGTTCATGTCATCTTGAACACGCACCGACGCATCGCGCTTCTCAGGTGTTTCTTTACCGATGATGTGTGTCTTCACCGGTCCCATCGCTGGGAACGTTTCCATAATCGTCTCTGACTGAAACTTAACCGCGCTCTCCATCAAGAGCGGGTGATATACACCACACGCACCGGGCCACGGCTCAGTACGCTCGTCGTACTTAAGCCCAAGCAACTTCAGTCCTTTTACGTACGTGTCAAGCCACTCTTTACGTGCAGTAAGGTCTGAGTCATAGTCACCTAGCAAGTCACCAGCGATCGTCGCTAAGACCTGATCAGGAATAACTTCAGCTAAGTTCTCGCCAAAGTCTTCTTCAACCTCTTTGCCGATCTCAATCTCCATGCCGTCGGCTTTGATGTTGACTGACTCAGGATCTTCAATCTCAATCTCGATATCCGGCTCATCCACAGCAAGGGCTTCTAAGCCTTGAGGGGCTTCGTACAATGACTTTTCAATTGCCATCTAAATCTCCTAGTAGTACCCAGCGTTCCGATGGGACTTAAATAATTTAATCGGTTCAGGTTCATCAGTCGGAAGCCGAATAAAACCCCCCTGCCGAAAACGTAATAGCGCTAAGGTTGTCGAGTCCACCAAGTCATCATGCGAGCCGCTCGGGAAATCATTACATTCCTCTACAACCTCTCTTGCCCAACGCCTATCTGGTGTCCATACAACGCCCCCTTGAAAGAGAGCTGATACTGCATTAACCCGTGCAATCTTGTCTTGCCCTTTACCCGGTGTGAACGGTTGAACCGGTACACCCATACGGCTCATTTCTTGATACAGCACCGAGCCAGATGATTTCTTCTCTATTATGAACGCATCAGGCTCCCACTCCTTATACTCTTCTAGTACAAGAGCCTTTAAGTCTGAATACTCCATGCGTTGCTTAATCGCGTTAAGAAGTATGATCGCATAGTTGTTCGTCTCTTCGTTGAAGAATACTCCCCACGTCGTCAACGCATTAAAGTCAGACCGGTTGTTTGCTTCCTGTGCCGCGTCGAGCGACATGATAATGAATTCACACTGCGGCGGGTCATCTTTATCCCAGACCTGCCACCACTCGCGCTTGATTAGCGCCCCCTCCTCTGAGGTCGGGTCCTGCATATACTGCGCTTGCCAATACCGAATATCCATGCCAGCGCGCTTTGCCATCAGCTCTTCGAGCGTCCAGAATTCAGGCCAAAGCGGTTCGTCGTTCAATATCGCTGGAAACTCGATGACTTCCCACTCATCGGAGTCATCATTCTTAATCATGTGGTCGATAATCTTGCCAGTAAGGTCTAACTTAGACCAACGCGTCATCACGACGATGATTGCGCCACCGGGCATCAAACGCTGAATAGGACCGGACTGAAACCATTCCCATGCAGGCTCAAACACATCGGGTCTACCTTGCTTTGCCTCTTGTTCTGAGTGTGGGTCATCAATAATAAAGAGGTCAGCACCGCGTCCAGCCAGTGCGCCGCCCACACCGATGGCAAAATACTCACCGTTAAAGTTCGTGCCCCAACGAGAAGCCGACTTTGAGTCCGCTTGCAGCTCGACTTGAGGGAAAACGTCCTTATATCGGTCTGAACTTACGAGATTTCGCACCCGACGACCAAAATTCACCGCCAAATCAGCCGTGTGTGACCCCATGATCACCTTTTTATTGGGGTAGTTACCCAAAAACCACGCTGGAGCAAGGTAAGAGATCAGCTCAGACTTACCATGACGAGGTGCGATGTTCACAATCACTCGTTTTTTCTCGCCACGAGCAATTGCTTCAAAGATTTCGATCAGTTTTATGTGGTGTGGACCGAATTTGTAGCCCGGATAGACGTGCCGAATGAAGTCCAAGAACGATTTCTTCCCGTATTCACGGGTCATCTCATCGTTGTACTTCTTTAAAAGCTCCGCAGTGCGCCGTTTTTGCTTCTCCGGCATTGTGGGAAGCGCTTTTCGTAGTTTGTTTAGGTCAGACGCAGTTAGTCTTGACTGGAACATTCTGTATCGCCTGACGATTCAGCCGGAACATCCTCAATCACGTGGTACTCAATGCTCTCTAAGGTGTTAAGAAGTTCTTTCTCTACCTCTTCGATCGGCAGCACCTTCATGGTGACCTCAGAACGCTTCTTAAAAGCGTCCACGCCATCGACTTCACCTAGTTTTGTTAGAGCTGCAACACGTGTCTTGGCGTCTTTAGCATTCTCAATTTCAAAGATGAGCTTGTTAATGACATACATCTTTAAGTCAGATAACTCATCGACTAACGAACACTGTGTCTGTGCGACCATCCCTGCAAGGTAGGCCATCACTTCGTTAGGATATTTAGCGTAGTCAGGACGCATTTTTGGGTCTTGCATCATTTGTTTTGCCAGTGCGCCCGCCGCATCTTGATCTTCTTGAGTCGGTGTGATAGGCGTTTCGTTCAAATCAGCAATCAACTTAATTGTCCTCGCCCGCATATTCAATTCTTCGTGCGGTGTCAAGTCCGGCATCGCTTCGGTAGCGTTTGCGGGAAGAGGGATGTTCTCTTCGATCTCGGGGACGAATGTCTGCATATTGCTGAATATACAATATTTTTTGGCATGGTACCAAAAAGATGACGGGGGGTCTTTCTAAATAAGGGGG